GACCGCATCCGGAAGTACCGGGCCCAATCTGAGGAGCTCTCGCGGCTCACGGGTCACTACGGCGTGCAATTCGCGCCGCAGACGACGGGCACCGCCGCGGGGATCATCCCGCCCGGCTACCGGCCCGACCTGTATATCCCGGATTTCAACAAGGGGCGCCCGTTCGTGGAGGCGTGCGCGCGGCAGGCGATCCCGAACGCGACGCCGTTCACGGTGCCGAAATTCGCATCCGTGGCGTCGGCGACCGCAGATCACGTCGAAGGTACGAACCCCTCCGACGGTACGCTGACGTTCGGCACGACGACGGTCCAGCCGCAGGCTATCTCCGGGCGGCTCGTGCTCTCGCGTGAGCTCGTGGACTCCTCGAACCCGGCTATCGACACGATCGCGCTGTACGAAATGCGCGAGTCGTACAACCGGCAGACGGAGGCGAAGGTTTACGCGCTCCTGAACGGTACGGGCGGTGCGGGCGGAACGATCACGTCGGGGTTCGTGCCCTCGGGCGCGCAGGCCGCGACGTTCGTCGGCTCCACGGGAACCCCGCCCGCGCTGATCGCGGGTATCCGGGCGCGGCTCGCGGCGTACCCGTTCGCGCGGTTCGCGTCGCCGACCGCCGCGCTCATGGGGCAGAACGCCACGTCGATCCTCGCGACGGCGGTCGATTCCACCGGGCGCCCGATCTTCCCGTACGTCGGGGCGACCAACGCTATCGGCGTCGGGAACGCGGTCGACGGCGGATGGATGGTCGACGGGCTCACGTTCCAGCCTGCATGGGCGGCCACGGGAACCACGGCGGGAGACACCCAGATTTTCATCTTCAACCGAGGCGATCTGTGGGTGTTCGAGTCGCCGCTGCTCACGTTCCGGTTCGAGGAGAAACAGGGCCCCGCGAACATCGAGTTGAACGTGTTCGGATACTTCGGCACCGCGCTGCTCCGGCCGGTCGGTCTGAGCGGTATCCGCATCACCTGATCGGAAGGAGCGAATATGGCAGCGATCACGGTCACGGCCCCGGGCACGGCGGTCACGCCCGCGGCGGCCTCCGGCGGCGGCGATACCGTCGCCGGAGGTCCGGCTGACGGGGGATGGGACACGACCTATCTCCTCGCGGTCATCGGTGCGACGGCGACAACCGTCACGGTCGACGGGGTTGCCTACGGCCCGTTCACGTCGCAGTCGGTCCTGATCCCGGTTCGGCGGTACAACGGGGCGAACGTCAACGTGACGTATTCGCAAGTGACGGCCGTCACGGTGGCCGCGTTCGGTCCGGCCACGCAGAAGACCTTCGGCCTGTAGGCGGGGCGAACGAACGACCTGAGGGAGGCGAACGAAACGATGGCGAAAGACGAACCCATGACCACCGAAGAGCGCCGGGCAACCGACCCGTCGCTCAACGATGACCACCAACCGTCCGTTACGTCTTCGGTGGAGGCGCTCCGGCTCGCGGATATCGAGGCGGGCGTTCCGCCGTCGCAGGCCGTGATCCCGGCTCCGGCCGACGTGATCGACCAGGCCGTCCGCGAGAAGCAAGCCGACGTTTCGGCGGAGGAGGTTGCCGACGCGATCGTTCCGGCGACGCTCGGCGAAACCGACGCCGGGGTGGCCGACGCCGGGGTGGCCGAAGAAGAAGCCGAGGGATCGGACGACGTAGGGACCGGCCCGTACGAAGGCCGTACGCTCGCGCAGCTTCGCGCAGCGGCGCGGAACAAGGGGCTCGCGGTCTCCGGGTCGAAGGACGAATTGGTCGAACGGCTGCGCGGATAGCGCATGGCCGACTTCGCCACGGTCGCCGAGCTCGAAGTGTTCATGGGCTCAGGGTCGGGCTCGCTCGGCGTCCGTGGCACGGCCATGCTGGGGTACGCGTCCGCGACGATTCGGCTGTTCACGGGACAGGACGTGGAGGTCACGACCGGGCGGCAGGAGTCATACGCGGGCGACGCGTGGCGCGATTACCTCGAAGTGACGCAACGTCCCGTAACGGCCGTATCGGCGATCACGATCGACGCCGTAGCGTTCACCGATTTCTCGTGGAACCGCTGGGGCTCGATCTGGCGGAACGATAAGGCCGCATGGGCTACCGGCCCGATCCTCGTGACGTATGACTCGGGCTATGCGACGAGCGAGGACGAATACCAGGCGGTCAAGGTCGTGTGTCTAGAGGTCGCGGCGCGCGCGATCGGCGGCGCGCCGGAAACGTTCGGGCTCGAAGCGCAGGAGCTCCGCGGGCCGACGCCCGCGATCTATCTCACGGACGAGGAGAAAGACACGCTCCTATCGGTGCTCGGGAAGGTCGTCGTGGCATGAGGGTGATCGCATGGGCATGAGTACGTTCCTCGCCGGAAAGGTCATCGATCACATCTTCCGGAACCAGGCGTACACCCCGCCGACGACGGTCTATCTGTCGCTCCATACCGCCGACCCCGGGCTCACGGGTGCGAACGAGGTCACGGGCGGGTCGTACGCGCGGCAGGCGCTCGCGCTCACCGCGGCCGCGAGCTCGCACACGGACAACTCGGGACAGATCAACTTTACGGGGATGCCCGCGATCGCGGCGCCCGGGGTGCTGTTCGCCGGGATCTGGGACGCATCGTCGGCCGGGAACTTCTTGTACGGCGGCCCGCTCACGCCCGCAGCGCAGGTCACGCTCGCGGCGACCGCGGTCGCATCGACGGACGTGATAACGACCCAGGCGGTGCATGGGTTCGTTGCGAACGATACGGTCGAATTCGAGGCCGCGGAGGGAACCGCGATCCCGGCCGGGCTCACCGCCGGGACGGTCTACTACGTGATATCGACCGGGCTCACGACGACGGCGTTCGAGGTCTCCGCGACCCAGGGCGGCGCGGCGGTGAACATCACGGCCGACGGTGGGTTGATCGTGCGGAAGGTCGTCGGGAAGGTCGTCAACTCGGGCGATACGTTCCAAGTCGCGATCGGTGACGTTGACCTGACGCTCCTATAAGAGAGGGGACGAACGGTGAAACGGACTCTCGCGGTACTCGCGGCATCGGTGGCGCTCGTGGTCGCCGGTACGCCTGCGCGGGCAGAGGTGGTGCAAGGCGTGCATTGCCTGCCCTACTTCAACAACCCTGGTACCCGGGCGGTGCAGGTATGTGTCTCGGTCGTGCACGACACGATCAACGGCAACGTCGTGTATTGGGTCCGTGCGAGCTACAACCACATCGCCGGATATCAGAATCCGTATGACCTCGACTTCGTTGACGTGCACCATTGGAGTCAATCCGGCGGGAGCGGGGTCTGCGACGGGAACGCGTCGAAGGGATGCGATGGGGACGGCAACATCACGGACGACACGATCGCTAGCATCCCGGCGACCAGGAACACGAATCACCTCGGGCAGAGTGCGCACTACTGCACCGATTGGGGCGAAACGAGCGGCTACATCACGTGGAACGTCGGCGGCGGTATAGAGCCCTTCGACGTGAACAGTCAGAACGTGCCTAGCGCGCCCTGGTGCCGGTAAGCGATAATGAAACGGCTGACCGTCGCGGCCGCCGCGCTCGCCGCGCTGGTGGCGTTCCCGGCGGCCGCGCTCGCCGGGACGCCGGGTGCGATCTTCACATGCCAAGCGACGGGACAGGTTGACGCGATCGACCCCATCGTGGCGCCGGGCGTCTACCCGTCGGCGCACCTGCACCGGTTCTACGGCGGCGGTCCGGTCGCGACGACGGAAACCACCGCGGACCTCCGGACGAAAGCGACCACATGCGCCGAGCCGGGGAATCATTCGGCGTTCTGGACCCCGGTCGTGTACGAGGACGGGGTAGCGCTCACGCCCGGCACGACGGCCGCAGGCGGTGGGAAACATGCGCTGCTCTATTACCGATGCGTATTCGCCGCGGCCGTATGCGCGGCGATGCAAGCGTTCCCGGATGATACGCGGCTCGTGGAGGGGAACGCTCACGCGACGACGGTCGCCGATAATCCGGCGTTCCGGCGCGGGCTCGGCGGTTATCGCTGCGGCACGGGCGGCGGCACGTTCTCCCCGACCCCTCCAACGACGTGCCCCTCGGGCGTCCTGGTGCTCTCGGTGACGTTCGGCGCGTGCCTGTCGGCGGATGCGACCGCGACAACTGATCCGGTGGGCGGGACATGTCCCGCGGGGTACCGACCGGCGCCGCGCATCCAGCAATACTTCCGATTCTGGATCGGTACGGGCGCGGTGGGAACGGTCACGCTCTCATCCGGTGATCCGGTCACGCTCCATACCGACTATTGGTTCGGATGGGATCGCGCTACCTTCGATTCGTTCATGGCGCGGTGTATCAACGCTAACGTCGACTGCGGTACGAATCCGGCGCTCTAGGTATGAAAGGATGGACGGTATGAACCAGCGCGGAGCGGTGGAGCTCGCGGAGCGAGCGTTCGAGCGGCCGGGCGATACGCTCCTGCGCTGGGGGAACGCGGGGATGCTGGACGCGGCGGGCGCGTTCCTTGAGCCCGGATTCCATCGCATCCCGACCATGCCGGAACGGCTGGGCGGCGGGCTCTACGTGAGCCGGAACGGCCGCGTGATCCCGCCTATCGCCGGAGGCGCGGGCGAAAGCATCTATTGGAACGAATCCATCGGGCCGGGCTCCGCATCCATCGCCGACGAGGGCAACGTCACTCCGACCACGACCATGAAGGCGTTCTGGAACCCGGTGAACGTCGGGCAGGCCGGAGCGCTCCGCGCGAATTTCTGGCAACCCGGGCGCATGGTCCGAGTGATGGCTGCGGTCAAGCTCGCGATCGGTGCGACTCCGGGCAACATCGCGTTCGGCATGGGGTTCGGTTCGGCGACCACGCCGGATAACCCCGCGTGCATCGTCACGTCGACGGCGAAGGCCGGAACGGCGTCACAGACCGTGACCGCGTTCCTCATCGGCGTGCAGAAATGCCGCTCGGACGGGACGGCCGGAACACTCTCGCAGGCCGGGTTCTGCATCACGGATGCGGTCGCGATCGCGACGAACGCGAACACGTTCCCATCGGGCGGTACGACGGTGGTCTCCACGATCGATACGACGGTCGGGACGAACTGCTCGACGTTCCAAACGTCGTATTCGGGCGCGACGCCCGGCACGGTCGCGCTACTTGAGCTCGACCTCGCCGTCCTGAACTAGGCGGGCGGGCGGGATGCCCGGGGGGCCCGCGCGCGGCCCGACGAAAGCGGGCGCGCCGAACGCGCTCGCCCGTCGGGGGTCGCAGGGCTACGGCGGCCCGCTCTACGTCGTCAACATCGGCGAGTCGAACCAGGAAACGAACGCCGCCGCGACGCCGGTCAACCCGGATATCCGCACGGCGACGGATGCGGCGTCGTACTCGAACACGACATGGACGCCGGACGCTCGGCCGAATTCGGTCCTCGTCTGCGCGTGCACGACCAGCCTCGCCGCGGGCGCTCCGCCGACCCCGAAGATCACGGGCAACGGCGTCGATTGGGCGTGCTGGGGGATGCAAGTCTGGGCGGTCGGCGCCAACTTCGCGACGTGGTGGTTCGCGGCCGATGCTTCTCAGGCGGTCGCCGGTGTTACGACCATCGACTTCGGCGGCGTGACGGTCCGGCAGATGGACGCGTCGTTCTTCCAGATCTATGGCGTGGATCTGTCCGACGGCGTGTCGGCCGCGGCGATCCAGCGCGCCGGAGCGGCGCCGAGCGGGACCTCGGGCGGCGTGTCGTTCGCGCGGCCGCTCTCGTCGCCGTATAACCGCGTGATCGTCGCGCACGGCCACGTGGCGCAGGAGGATCTTACGCCGGGCCCAGGGCTTGTCACGCTCGACGAATTCAACGGGGCCGGACCGGCCCGGAGCTTCGGGACGTTCTGGCGCCCGGATGCCTTCGATGTGACGGCGCCGAACGCGTTGTCGTTCAGCTACCCAACGTCGAGTGGCGCGGGGATCCTCGCAATCGAGGTCCGCGCGCTCGCCGTGGCCCCGGCGCTGAGCGGCTACCAGCCCGTCGGGCCGTCATGGACGGATGCTCTCCCTGCGGGTGCCGGTGGCCCGCGAACACCGATCAACGGGCCGCCGGTACGCGTCCTAAGACGGTTCATAGACACCGCTCCGGCTGGGGGCGCGGTCGTCACGGGCGCGGTCGACATGCGCGGTGCCGGTCGCATGGAGACCGCCGCATCGCTCACGATCGGTGCCGCGACGGACGAGCGCGGGCAAGGCCGGATGGATACCGCGGCGTCCGTCGTCGTCAAGGCCGCCACGGACATGCGCTCGGCGGGCCGTATGGAGCTTGCGCCGCCGGTCACGTTCCCGATCGTGCTCGCGGCGGCCGGGAGGCTGCCGGTGGGGCGCGTCCTGCCGCAGCGGGGCCCCGCGCTCGTGAACCGCCCGGCGTCGGGCGATGTGAGCCTGTCGGCGCCGGTCGTTACGGGTGCGATGGATCTGCGCTCGGCGGGGCGGATGGATACCGCGACCTCGCTCGTGGTGAAGGCCGCGACGGACATGCGCTCGGCGGGCCGTATGGAAACGGTCGCGAAGGTCGTCGTGATCGGCCGGGCCGATGCCCGCTCGGCGGGCCGGATGGAGCTCGTGGGGTCGCTCATCGTCCTAGGGCGGGCCGATGCCCGCTCAGCGGGCCGGATGGACACCGTAGGCGCGATCACGGTCGCCGGGGCGGTCATAGGCCGTACCGATCTGCGCTCCGGCGGGCTCCTCGCCGTCGTGGCGGTCGTACGCGGGCCCCTGATCGAATCTCAGGATGGAGCGCGGCTGGGGGGCCTACCGGCCCGGCTCACGGTCCTGAGCGCCCCAGGGGCGGCTACGGGCGGTGCTCCGGCCGGGGGCGTGCTCGTGGGGTCGGCCGACGGCCCGGCGTCCGGGGGAGCTCCCGCCGGAGGGGTCCGTATCGAGTCGGAGGACGGGCCCGAACCCGGGGGCGCCCCGGCGGGCCCGGTGCTCATCGTGTCGCAATCGGGATGACGGGGGGTGATAATGCGACCGTGTTCACGAAGGCGAGCGTCAACCGGACGAAGGCCGCTCTCAAGGCCGCGGAACGCAAACTGATCGCAGCGGCCCCATCGGCGGAAGCGGCGGGCGCCGCGATCGTTGCCCGTGAAATGCGCGCCCGGGCTCCGGTCCGTTCCGGTGAGCTCCGGGCGTCGATCGGTACGAGCGGGTCGCAGGCGCAGGCCACGGCCGGGCACGCGATTCCGGTCGACCGAGGGGTTCCGGGGCGAAACATGGCGGCACAACCGTACGCGGAGGACGGGGCCAAGGCCGCGGCTCCGGAGGTCATCGCAACGATGGCGGCCCGATTCCGGGCGGCGTTAGGGGGTAGGTAGGTGACGAAATATCGCGGATTCCGCGCGGTGTTCAAGCGCAACACGAGCGGCTCGACCTACGTCACGATCGGCCAGGTGCTGGAACTCGGTGACGTGGGGTCGAACCGCAACCTGATCGACGTGACCGCGTACGGCGACGCGTGGGCGGATTACCTCGGGGGCGTGCAGGACGGGACCGAGGTCACGTTGCGCGTCGCGTTCGATCCGAACGACGCGCAACACGCCGCCATGAAGGCCGATTACGACGCCGGAACGACGAAGAACTATCAGCTCCAACAGCCGGATATCTCACCGAACACGACCGCCGCGTTCCAATTCCCCGCGATCATCACGCAATTCGTCGGGCGTGCCCCGATGGATGGCGCGTGGGAATCCGAAATGACGCTGAAGATCGTCAACCCAGGCGTGACCCAGGTCACGCCGTCCTAGCGAAAGGGGTCATGGATGACCGTACTGACACCGCAACAGGTGACCGTGGGGGGCATCGCCCCGACGTATACCGCCGCGACCGCATCGGATTCGTTCCTCGCCACGGGGCCGGGGCCGTATTGGCTCCATGTGAAGAACGCGGGAGGCTCCTCCGATAACGTCGTCCTCGATGACGTGGTATCGACCGACCCCGGGTCGTCAACGTCGTTCAACCCGGACGTGACGGTCACGGTTCCTGCGACGACGGGGGACCGGCTCATCAAGATCGATCCGGCACGGTTCAAGAACCCGGGAACGGGTGCGGTCGCATGGACCCATTCGTTCACCACGTCCGTCACCGCGGCAGTCTTCTACATGTGATGAGCACGCCGCAGGAGATACGCGCCCGCATCCTCGACCTGCAACGCGATCGCAAGCCGGAGCGGCTCGAATACGAGGGGTGGGGCCCCGACCTGTATATCCGCATCCTCTCGGCGGGCGAACAGGCCGAGCTCGCGGAGTCAACGACGGCGCAGCGGATGCCGGTACGGGTCATCCTGCATTGCCTCGTGACGGCCGACGGTGAGCGCGTGTTCACCGACGAGGACGAGGACGCGCTGCTGGCGTTCCCGTTCCCTGAGGTCATGCAGGCGTTCGGGCAGGTTGCGAAGCTCAACGGGATCTCATCGAAAGAGCTTGAGGAGGCGGTGGAGCATTTCAGGACCGCCCCGGACGAGCAGCGATCTTCAGAGTAGCGCTCGCGCTGGGGCTGCCCGCTGAGGTCGTGGGGGAGCAGATGGCCGCGCGCGAGCTCACGGAATGGATCGCGTATGAGCGGGTGTATGGCTCCATCGCGATCGGCGAACGTATCGATGCCGGGTTCGCGCAGGTCGCGTATCTGCTCGTGCGGCTCCTCGGGAAGGACGGCGGCCGGTACAAACCGCGCGATTTCATGCCGGAATGGTTCCGCGAGCTCACGGCGCCGCACGAGCTAGAGCGCGGCTGGGCCGCGCTCGCGGCGATGGCGAAGGCGAACGATGCCCACGATTAGCACGCTGACGGTTGAGGTCGAAGCGAAGACCTCGAAGCTTTCGAGCGGGCTCAAGATCGCGTCGGGCGGGCTCCTCGCGCTCGGCGCAGGCGCGGCCTACGCGTTCGGCCAGTTCGAGGACTCGCAGAAGGTCATGAACCAAACGAACGCGGTCCTCAAGTCGACCGGTGACGCGTCGGGCAAGACCGCGCAGCATATCGAAGCGCTCTCGGGCAAGCTCTCGCAACTCTCCGGCATCGATGACGAGACGATCCAAAGCGGCGAGAACATGCTGCTAACGTTCAAGAACATCCAAGGCGCGCGGTTCGACCAGGCGACGAAGGCTATGGTCGATATGTCGGCGGCGATGGCCGCGGCGTCGGGCGGTTCGGTCGACCTCAAGAGCGCGTCCATCCAATTGGGGAAGGCGCTCAACGATCCGGTCAAAGGCGTGACGGCGCTGACGCGCGTCGGCGTGACGTTCTCTCAGCAACAGAAAGACCAGATACAAGGATTTATCGACGCCGGGCAGATGGCGAAGGCTCAGGGCGTGATCTTGAAGGAGGTCAACTCGGAATTCGCAGGTTCGGCAGAAGCGAACGCGACCGCGGCGGGCAAGATGAGCGTCGCGCTCGGGAACCTCGCGGAGCGCGCCGGACAGGTGCTCGCCCCGGCCATCGAATTCGGGCTTGCCGCGCTCACGGGGTTCGTCGCGGTGCTGCAAGCCGATGTGGGACCGGCGCTCGCGAAGGCGGGTGAATGGTTCAAGTCGGTGTGGGTCAAGGTCGGGCCGTTCGTGACGATCATCGGCCAAGCCGCGGTCGACGCGTTCCACAAGATCGTTGCCGCCGCGGCGCCGCTGTGGCCGCAACTCAAGAAGCTATGGGCCGCGATGCAACCGGTCGCGAAGACGCTCGGGATACTCATAGGGGTGCTGCTCCTGGTGGCGCTCAAGGTGTTGCCTATCGTGTTCGCCGCGCTCGCGAAGCTCATATCGATCACGCTCGCCGTCGATACGGCGCTGTTCCGGTTCGCGAATACGGTCGGTCATGTGTTCCTCGGGCTGGTTGACTTCTTCCGCCATCTGCCATCGCGGCTCGCGGCAGCCGGGTCGAAGATGTGGGATTGGATCGTGTCTTCCCTCAAGGCCGCGGTCAACGCGGTCATCGGGCTCCTGAACGGGCTGATATCGCATATCAACGCGTTTCAGATCCACGTGCATATCGACCCACCGGGCCCCGGCAATATCAATTTCGATTGGGGCGGGCTCGGCATCCCTCCGATACCCAGCTTGCAATACGGCGGGATCGTCGCCCGTACCGGGCTCGCGCTCGTGCATGAGGGCGAGCGGTTCTCCGGCGTGCAGTCGGCCGGTTGGGGTGACGTGACGGTCAACGTGGCCGGGTCGGTCGTGACGGAGCGCGACCTGGTTGACGCGATCCACCGCGGGCTCCTCAAGAAACAGCGGCGCACGGGAACGCTGGGGATCGTGTGACGAAACCCGCCTATACCGTGCAGGTCGCTTTCGGGGTGAACCCGCTGACGGACCCCACGTCGGGGCAATGGGTCGACGTGACGCCCTACGTTCGGTCGTTCTCCACGCGGCGAGGCCGGAACCACGAGCTCGGCCGGACCCAGGCCGGTACGGCACAGATCGTGCTCGATAACACGGACCGCCGGTTCGATCCGACGAACGGTTCGAGCCCGTACTCACCGAACGTCCGGCCTATGCAGCACGTACGGATACGTGCGCTGCACCAATCGACAACCTATGACGTGTTCCGCGGCTACGTGCAGGACTTCGGGCAGCAATGGGGCGGGCCCGCCCCGGCGGGGAAGGGCGACGCGTTCGTACCGCTGCAAGCGGTGGATGCGTTCCTGCCGCTCCAACTCGCACAGATCCGGGCGTATGCGACGACGGTCCTCGGGGATAACCCGCTCCTGTATTGGCCGCTCACGGACGCGGCGAACGACGAGGGCGGCGTGAACCTCGGGAGCGAACAGGGTCGGCCTCTGTTCCGGGAGGTCAACGTCGCGGATGGGGCGTTCTCCAACTACGTCGGCACGTTAGGGCGTGCTACGTCGCCGTACGCGGGCGCGACCTCGCTCGATTGCCCCGCGATCACGACCCCGGCGATCGGAAGTCTGAACGCGTTCGGCGCGGATATCGGCGCGACGACGATGACGCTTGAGATGTGGGTCAACCTCGACGCGATCCACGCGAACGACCAATATCTCCGGGTCGTGACGACGCATGGGTATACCCAAGCGTTCGACCTCGACAGCGGGGGCGGAACGGGAACGCTCAAGATCCAAGTCGTCGATTCCGACGGGACGTTCCAAAGCGTCACGACCGCGGGGACCGTGCTCGCGCCTACGGGCGCATGGCATCACATCGTCGCCGTCCGCGACCAGACCGTCCTCAAGGTGTACGCGGACGGCGTG